TTTGAGTTGTACGCAAAAAAAGGTTTTCACAAAGCCTTTAGAGATGATGAAAAGCAAACGGATGTTTACTGGTTAGCGTGGGAGTGCCTACGAGCTAGTGGTGTCGTTGTAGATGCTTTTGGTGCTTCATTTTTAGAAACGTTATCTAGAGTTGAGGTTTTAGATGATGACCCTTTGGGGTAGTGGGGCGGGGTTCTTTTGGTTACCTGGTTGCACAGCTAGCCGTTGAAACAGGAATCCCACCCCAGCACCTTTTGGATCTAGATCAAAATATGTTCAGAAATATGTTGAAAGTATTACAAGACCGAGCGAAGGAAGTAGAAAATGCCCAGCGTAGAAATAAGAGGTAATACAGACCTACGCAAGGCACTACGCCGTTTTGCACCTGATCTTGAAAAAACTTTAAAAATAGAAATGCGTGAAGGGTTAAAGCCTGTCGTAAAACAAGCCCGCGGTTTTGTACCTGGAGTATCGCCATTAAGCGGCTGGGCAAACAGATCCTTTAATGAGGGCAGCTTTCCTACTTATAGCCCTTACTCAATTGTCAAAGGTATTGGCTATAGCACTAACGTTACAAAGCCTAATAAAAATGGCTTTACCTCTATGGCAAGTATTTTCAATAAATCAGCTGTAGGTGCTATTTATGAAACTGCAGGCCGCAAAAACCCTAATGGTCAAAAGTGGGTTGGACCTAAGGCAGGCGGTACAGGTAAAGGCGTAAGCCGCTCATATAACCCTAAAGCTGGTGAGCAATTTATAGATGCCTTGCCACCGTTGGTATCTAGCCTTAAAGGCCGTGGACGTTTAATTTATAGAGCGTGGGCGGCTAACCGTGGCTTGGCTGAAGGCATTGTCAATAAAGCTGTGGACAAAGCGATTACACAATTTTACGCCAGGAATAAAGAAACTAAGTTTAGTAGGGCTGCCTAATGGCCGAAGTAGATATTAGAGTCAATTCTAAAGCTGACCTTAAAGGATTTAAACAGGCCGAAACAGCGGCTATGAAATTACAAAAATCTGTCAAGCAATTAGGTAGCGCTTTTGGCATTGCTCTTGGCGCTAAAGCCATTGTCAATTTTGGTAAAGCCTCATTGAAGGCTTTTGCTGCAGATGATAAAGCTGCTAAAACACTTAGCAAGACCTTAGATAATTTAGGATTGGCTTTTGCAGATCCAGCGGTTAAAAAGTTTATTGCAGGATTGGAAGATCAATACCATGTCTTAGATGACAAGCTGCGCCCTGCCTACCAAAAATTAGTCACCACAACTGGGGATTACAAAAAATCACAAAGCTTGTTAAAAACTGCTCTAGACCTTTCGGCTATGAGCGGAGAAGATGTTATCTCTACGGCAGATGATCTTGCCCAGGCTTATGCGGGTAACACAAAAGGTTTGCGCAAGTATGGATTGGGACTTACAAAAACCCAATTAGCTGCTATGTCTTTTGAAGAAATCCTGGTCAGAATTACAGAGATCAGCAAGGGCCAAGCTACAGATGCCGCAAATACTTTTGCAGGAGCTTTAGATGCCCTTAACGTCTCGGCTAACAAAGCCCAGGAAACTATTGGTCAAGGCTTAGTACAAGCTTTTACCGAAGCTGCAGGTGCTAAAGGTATTGGAGCCATGCAAAATGGCATAGCCGATCTTGCTACAGGTATCAGTGATGCCATTATTGGCACTGAGCGCTTAGTCAAACTATTCTTACTTACAGCCGATTTTGATTTTAAAGGTGCAATTAACTTTTACAAAGAAACCAAAAAGGCCGACATGCTTGCCCGCCAGCAATATGGTGGTGCGGCTGCTAATAAATATATTGCCGAGGCCCAGGCGGCAGCCGATAAAAAAGCAAAGGCCAATGCCGCAGCTCAGCTAGCAATACTTAATAAGCAAAAGGCAGCTCAGGCAGATATTCTTAAAAAGAAATTATTAGGCTTGGCAATTGATAAAGCCAACCTTGCTTTAGGCAAGGGATCAGATGTATTTAATATGGATGCCATCCAGGTAAATGCAGCTCTTATCAGCCAGGCAGAGCAATTAGGTAAGGCAACTACCTCGGCGCAGCTTTTGGCTATTGCTAACGATACAGCTCGCCTTAATGTTAAAAAGTCTATGTATGAGCTAGAGCAAGCTATAGCCTCAGGTGATATTAAGGCAATTGAAGCTGCTACTAATAAACTTAACAAGGATGTAGAAATCTTAGGCGCGCTGCAAAATCAAAAATACACTGTTACACAAATAGCAGATATTCTTAATGCCTTAAAACCTAAAGAGCTTATAGATATTGAAAACTTAAAATTGGCTTTAGCCCTTTTGGCACAACTTAAAATACCTAGTCTTAATGTGCCTGGTCCTTCTAATTCGCCAACTCTAATGCCTCCAACAAACGGCTCACCGTTTGTACAAACACCCAATTCAATTTCACCTACAACCCTGCCTCGCACTTTAGATGAAGTAAATACAGCTGTTGCAGATTTAGGCGGCGTTGTAACAGTGATTGGCCAAAATGGTAAAGAGTTTACGGCGCTTGTAGATGGTGCAGCTGCCGTATTTCAAGGGTTAGAGGATAGCGTGGCCAAAAACCTATTTATTGCGCAAGGTATTTTAACCCAACCTTTCAATCCTGGATCTTTTAGAACGGCTGAGGGTGGCTCTATGTTTAACTCAGGTGCTAGAGGGGCATACGACAACGTTGGTACAACTGTCAATATAACTGTACAAGGCTCAGTGCTAAGCGAACAGGATTTAGTCCAAGTAGTACAAAATGCCGTACAAGCCAATAATCGTTATGGGAATAACCTTAATGTGGCGGGGTCGCTCTAATGGCTATTCCAATCCTTAATGCTGTTATTAACTTTTCAACTGGACCATCATTTTCACAAACTATGGTTTTAGGCACTGGCATTTTAGGTACCAATATTTTGGGCGATAGCGCAGCTGTTATTGTAGATGTATCTGACCAGGTGGACCAGCTACGCACACAGCGCGGTAGAGATGTTCAGTCAGATCAATTTCAAACTGGCACTATGGCAATGCGGCTTATAGATCAAAATGGAGATTTTAACCCGCAAAACGTAAACAGCCCTTATTACGGCTTGCTAACTCCTATGAAAAAAGTACAAATAAGCGCTACCTATGGGCCAACTACTTACCTAATTTTTAGTGGTTTTATTACTGGCTACTCAACTGTTACACCTAAAAATGTTGGAGAACTGCAGTACACAACCATTACATGCGTGGATGCTTTTAGACTGGCTCAAAATGCACAGATCAGTACCGTTACAGCTGCGCCTGCAGGCCAACTTAGCGGCGCTCGTATTAACGCAATTTTGGATCAGATCAATTGGCCAGCAAGTATGCGTGACGTAGATGCAGGTCTTACTTCATTGCAGGCAGATCCAGGCACGGCTCGCACAGCCCTAGCTGCTATGCAGACTGTAGAGACAAGCGAATACGGCGCGCTTTACGTGGATACTGCAGGTTTCTTTACTTTCCAAGATCGCAGCGTTACAGCGGGCGGATCAGGTAACCCTGCAGTGATCTTTAATAACACTGGCGTAGGTATTAGATATTTTAATGCTGTATGGCTGCTCAATGATGCCCAGGTGTACAACTCAGCACAAATCACACGCACAGGCGGCACAACTCAATCAGCTAGTAATGCTGACTCTATTGATAAGTATTTCTTACACAGCTATAACCAGCAAAACCTTTTAATGGAAACAGATGCAGTGGCCCTGCAATATGCCCAATCTTATGTGGCCTCTCGCGCTGAAACTACAGTGCGCTGTGATGCAATTACCCTGGATCTTTACACAGCTGATTATGACGCTGGAATCATTGCAGCCCTTGACCTAGATTTTTTTGACCCTGTAACAATTACCACTACCCAGTCAGGTAATTCCACTCTATCTAAAACCTTGCAAGTTTTTGGCGTAGCAATGGATATATCACCTAACCGTTGGCAAGTGACTTTTACAACTTTAGAGCCTGTCATAGATGGTTTTGTTTTAGATAGCTCTATTTATGGCTTACTCGACACTGGCGTATTGACTTACTAAGGAGACACAATGGCAAAACAAACCTACACGACTGGACAAGTCTTAACAGCTGCTCAGATGACTACCCTGCAGGCTAACGATTACAATCAAACCGTAAGCGCCAAGACTGCCAGTTACACCCTTGTGGCAGGTGACGCGGGTACTCGTATCACTATGAGCAACGCCTCGACTACTACTATCACAATTAACACAGGTGTATTTACAGCTGGCGATACTTTAATTATCACCAATATAGGTGCAGGTGTTTGCACTATTACAGCTGGCACTGCAACCGTATCCACAGGTGGTTCATTGGCTTTAGCACAATATGACAGCGGCACCCTTTATTTTTCAACAACAAGTGCAGCTATATGGAACGGAGCAAATCCAGGAGACATTACAGGTGTAACAGCGGGTACAGGTATTAGCGGCGGCGGTACAAGCGGTACAGTAACAATTACTAACTCAATGGCTACAGAAATTACAGCCGCAGGTGACATTATTGTTGGTACAGGTACAAGTACTTTTGATAATTTGCCAATAGGCACAACTGGACAGGTTCTCACAGCCGACACAACTGTTTCGCCTTACAAAGTTAAATGGGCTGCCGCAGGTGCCTCTAGTGGTCCAGCATTTAGAGTTTACAAGTCAGCAAATCAAACAGTCACCGCTGCAACATTTACAAAGATTACTTTTAACACTGAAATGTTCGATACGGATAATTGTTTTGCATCTAGCACATTTACACCAAACAAAGCAGGATATTATCAAATTAGTCTTAGCGTTCAAAGTTCGGGTTCAGGTGCTTTAACTGCGGGCTACGTTTGTCTATATAAGAATGGTTCAAGAGCGCAAGATTTTGCTTATCAGGCAACTTCATCAGGTCCAACAATGGGTGCAACTGGCAGCGGTGTTTTTTACGCAAATGGCACAACTGATTATTTTGAAGGGTATGTCTATTTACAAACAGCAGGCGGAGGCGAAAGCGTTAATGGTGTAGATGATTACAGAACAAATTTCAATGGTGTATGGATTAGGAGTTAATTAAATGACACTTTATGACCAAGTTATTGCCGCTTATCCTGAATTGGTGGGCACAGACAATTTTTACAATGGAACAATTCTTTTGCAAAATGACTCCGATGGTGATGGTGATTATATTGCTGTATGGAATTACACCAAGCCAATACCTTCGGGATTAAAACTTGGAAAGTAGCTATAACGGCTACCCAGCCAGTAAAGATCCAGCGGCAATTAGAATCAAGCCATACGTTGTTCAGGGTACAAACCTAAAGCTACGTTGTGCTGAGAGCGTAGGGCCGTTGCTTGCTGGTTTTGCAGCTGAGTTTCACCAATTGATAGAGCCGCTAGATCATGGCGCTTTAGATGATTGGGCGTACTGCTACAGGATGGTTAGAGCTGAGCCAACAAAGCTAAGCAACCATGCCAGTGGTACAGCTATAGACCTCAACTCTACAAAGCACCCGCTCGACAAAGCAGGCACTTTCCCAGCTGAAAAGGTGCCAATGATCCAGGCGTTAGCTAAAAAATATGGCTTGACTTGGGGTGGAGATTACAAAAGCCGCAAAGATGAAATGCATTTTGAAGTGGCAATCACTTCAATTAAAGCAAAACAACTAATAACTAAATTAGGGCTAGATGGAGTAAAACATGAGTGATATACAACAAGCTAATAACCCCGCCAGTACGGTAACGCTATTGGCATCAGGGGCAAAAACAGCAACAGGTGCAAGCACAGCCGTTGGCGGTTTTGCAGCTGCACGATTATTAGTACTACAGCTACAAGTGACAGCCGCAAGTGGTACTGCCCCTACTTTAGATGTAGTGGTGCAAGATACTGTGGACGGCACCAACTACAACACCATTGCCACTTTTGCACAAGCAACTGGTACAACACGCGAGGTTATCCGTTTAACTACTGCCTTTACAGATACCTTGCGCGTGTCCTACACAATTGGCGGAGTTACGCCATCTTTTACTTTTGCAGTCATAACATGGGCAGACTCAAATTGAACGCGCAACTAAAGGCTGCAGGCCTTTCCTATATCCGCGCAGCTCTCAGTGCTGCAGGTGCTTTGTATATGTCAGGTATTACTGACCCTAAAGTATTGGCTAACGCCTTTATTGCTGGGTTAGTTGGCCCAATACTTAAAGCCCTTGCACCTAATGAGAAGCAATTTGGCGTAGGGTCTAAGTAAATGACACAGGCTCAGTCGTGGCTTGCTTTGTTATTGGGGATAGCAACGCTTGTGGGCTGCGCGGCTGGGCTTGTACGCCACCTTGTTAAATACTATTTAGCAGAATTAAGGCCTGACAATAATGGCGGGCATAACCTAAGAGGACGCGTTGATCGCATAGAACTCAGGGTTGATGAAATATACAAATTGCTGCTTGAATCTAAGCAGTGATATTTCTTTGATAAAACCCGCGTATTGCATCCTGTTGGCTGGCACTGCGTATAACGCTCATAGGCCTAGTGTCTAACCCTTGGGTTGAGGCTGGGGAGTTTAGCCAATGCTGGTTATCTTTCCATAGGCTTGCAGCTACTAAAGCATGCTGTACGAAATAGGCCATATCACGGCCTCTTACTCGCAGACAAAACTCAGTCTCTATGAGCTTTGAGTTTTCCTTTAGCCAGTTTGTGCCTACTATCAACAGATCCCCTGGATTAACAGCTCTATCATCTTCACCAAAACCAAAACAAGTCAGTCGCCCATCCATTTTGTGATGGCTTGTCATGTCTATTGTGCCGTGAGGTTGCATGCGAGGTGCGGCCATTATCTTGCCCTTTCTATTGAGCCTCGGCGTGTCGCATCTTGTAATTTGTCAGAG